AATGGTGAACCAACGAGACTGCTTCTTTCGCTAAAGGCATGGGGTGCTAACTCCAAGGCTGACGCAAAGGCAAAAGCTAAAGCTATATCCGCAAGGAACAAGGCAAAAGCGAAATGAGGCAACCCAATGACATTTCTTGAACTGGTCAACGATGTATTGATTCGTTTGCGTGAACCTGTTGTAACCACTTACACCGAAACAACCTATTCCACTCTTATTGCCAAGTTTGTCAATGACTCTAAGCGTCAAGTTGAAGATGCCTTTGGTTGGAATTGCCTTGGTCAAACAGTTACTATCACCACCACTGCTAACACATACTCGTATGCCTTAACTGGTGCTGGACAGAAATTTCAGGTGATGGATGCCATCAATGCAACGAGCAATATCGGCCTGAAAAACACCACCTTTGTGGACATGAATCGTAAGCAGAACTTTTCTGTGGTTATGACGGGCATTCCAAGTGAATACAACTTTGATGGCGTTAGCACTAGCTACGATACAAAGGTGACGCTGTATCCAAGGCCAGATGGTGTTTATAGCCTCATGTTTGCATTAGCAGTTCCACAGGCTCCATTAGCGGCAGATGGCACTGTTATTCTTGTGCCTGATGTGGTTGTTGCTCAAGGTGCATATGCAAGGGCATTGGTTGATCGTGGTGAAGATGGGGGATTGTCTTCATCTGAGGCATATTCAATATTCAGAGGTATGTTGTCAGATTACATTGCCTTGGAGGGCAGTCGTTATCCTGAAAACCAAGAGTTTATTGCCCAATGAGCCAAGCAATACAAGTCTTTTCTATCTCAGCCCCTGGTTTCTATGGGTTGAACACTCAAGATTCGCCTCTTGATTTAAATGCTGGTTTTGCACTTGTTGCAACAAATTGCATCATAGATCAGTATGGTCGCATTGGATCACGCAAGGGATGGGCAAGAGTTAACGCATCATCTGGAAATCTTGGCGCAAATGATGTAACTGTCATCCATGAGTTAGTTCAGACCGATGGAACTTTGACTGTTTTATTTGCTGGAAATAACAAGATTTTCAAGTTGAGTTCTACAAACACTGTAACTGAACTCACTTATGGGGGTGGCGGTACTGCGCCAACTATTACAGCAAGCAATTGGCAGTGTGCATCCCTTAATGGCATCACATATTTCTTCCAGTCTGGTCACAATCCACTGATTTATGACCCTGCTGTTAGCACCACCACATATAAGCGTGTCAGTGAGAAAACTGGTTATACCGCCACTGTCCCTGATGCTGATATTTGTATTTCTGCTTTTGGCAGACTATGGGCAGCAAACACCACATCTGTCAATGCAACTGTTTATTTCAGTGATTTGATTGCTGGTCATGTCTGGTCAACTGGTACGGCTGGTTCATTAAATGTGAACAATGTGTGGGTAAATGGCGCAGACCAGATTACTGGTTTGGCGGCTCACAATGGGTTTTTATTTATATTTGGCAAGCGTCAGATTCTTGTATATCAAGGCGCAACATCTCCATCAACTATGTCTATTAGCGACACTGTTGAGGGCATTGGTTGCATTGCCAGAGATAGCATTCAGACCACCAGTACTGATGTGTTGTTCTTATCTAACTCTGGCGTTAGATCATTGATGAGAACAATTCAAGAGAAGTCTGCTCCTGAGAGAGATTTATCAAAGAATATCCGCAATGACTTAATGAGTGCTGTTGCTGGAGAGACATTAGCAAATATCAAGTCTGTTTATTCTGAAAGAGAAGCATTTTATCTGTTGACAACGCCTAGCATTGATACAACTTGGTGCTTTGATACCAAGGCTTATTTGCCTGATGGCTCTGCCAGAGTAACAACTTGGGATTCAATTACGCCAAAGTCTATGGTGTCTCGCAGAGATGGAACTTTATACATTGGCAAAAATGGTTATGTAGGTTTGTATAGTACTTATCAAGATTACAACGCCGTTTATCGTATGTTGTACTACACAAACCATGCTGATCTTGGCAATCAGAATGTAACTTCTATCCTGAAGAAAATATCCATTGTTGTTATTGGTGGAACGAGCCAAATAGTAACATTCAAGTGGGGATTTGATTTCAAAGCCAACTATTTGTCTGACAATGCAGCGATCCCAACACAAGGTGTTTCTTACTATGGTATTGCTGAATATGGTGCAAATGCCACAACAATTGCCTATTATTCTGATGGTGTTGCATTACAGACATTGACAGTTTCTGCCACAGGTACAGGCAAGGTTGTTCAAACAGGTTATGAATCGAACATAAATGGAACTGCACTGTCGATTCAGAAGATTGAAATTCAAGCCAAAAACGGCAAACTGAGTTAAGGAGAAAACTGTGTCTGATTACACCAAGAGTACAAACTTTGCCACCAAGGACAATTTATCTTCTGGCAATCCATTAAAGATTGTCAAAGGAACTGAGATTGATACTGAGTTCAATAACATTCAAACTGCTATTGCAACAAAAGCTGATCTTTCAAGTCCTGCTTTTACTGGTACTCCTACATTGCCTACAGGCACTTCTGGTGTTACTCAAAGTTATGGCAACAGTTCTACTGCTCTCGCAACAACTGCTTTTGTTCAAGCTGCATTGCAACTCTTATATCCTGTTGGAACAATTTATACAAATGCTACAAGTAGCACAAATCCTGCTACATCATTAGGTTTTGGTACATGGACTGCATTTGGTGCTGGTCGTGTAATGGTTGGATTTAATTCTAGTAACGCACTGTTTGATACTGCTGAAGAAACTGGTGGAAGTGCGGATTCTATTGTTGTTAGCCATACTCATACTACTACTGTTACAGACCCAGGCCATACGCATGGAGGTGGTAGCGTTGCGCTTGGTGCTGGCGCTAGTATTCAATTTCCAGGTGGTGGAAGCACAAGCCCTGCCGCATTACCTACTGCCACGACAGGAATAACTGTTGCAAATGCAAGCACAGGTGTTTCAGGTACCGATACCAACTATCAACCATATATTACTGTTTATATGTGGAAGAGGACTGCATGATTGCCGAAGAAGTTACACAAGTCATTGATGGGACATTGGATGACATTGAGAACTTTGACGAAATTTCGTTGGAGCATTGGGAATATTTTAAGAACAAAAAACCAATCTTCAACAAAGAGTATCTTGGCAAGTTGCGTGTTGTGATAGCAAAAGAAGATGACAAAACAATCGGGTATGTGTTTTATGGTTTGTTTCAAAGCCCATACCATAATGAAATCTGGTGTCAGATTGATATGTTCTTTTTGAGTTCATCACACAGAGGCAATGGGATAGGCAAGAGAATGTTTGAACTTGTTGAACAAACAGCAAAAGACAATGGGTGTAAAAGACTTATTTCAAGCTACAACTTAAAAGAGTCTTTAGAAGTGTTTTACGAAAAACTTGGTTTTAATGCTACTCATGTAGCGGTTGCAAAGGAGATTTGAAATGCCATTTACAGCAGCTCTAGTAATGGGAGGAGCCAGTTTAGCTGGAGGGTATATGCAAGGAGAGGCCGCTAAAAAGGCGGCAAATACCTCTGCCCAGGCCCAACTTCAAGCGGCGCAAATTGCTGCTGATGCAGCGAGGTTTCGCCCTGTTGGAGTAACCACTCGCTTTGGAGCATCTCAGTTTGGGTTTGACCCATCTGGGAACCTATCAAGTGCTGGTTACACAGTATCGCCAGAACTCAAAGCCTATCAAGATAGATTGATGGCATTGTCTGGTGGCGCACTGTCTCAGGCAGAGATGGCGCAACAGCAATATGCACCACTTCAGGGTGCGGCACAAGGCTTGTTTGGATTAGGTCAACAGTATTTGGCTCAGTCTCCAGAGCAAGTTGCACAACAGTACATGGCTAAACAGCAAGACTTGCTTGCTCCAAGCCGTGAGCGTCAAATGTCTCAATTGCAAAACACTTTGTTCCAGCAAGGGCGTGGTGGTTTGTCTGTTGGCGCTACGGGTACTCGCCCAGGTGGTGGCGCTGGCCTTGGTGCTACAACGCCTGAGATGGAAGCGTACTACAACGCTATAGCCCAACAAGATGCGGCATTGGCTGCACAAGCACAATCTGAAGGGCAGAGACAAGTCGCTTTTGGCACTGGATTGTTTGGTCAAGGTGCGAACTTGATGGGGCAATATCAACAAGGTCAAGTTGGTGCTCTGTCTCCATTCCAGGCATATTTGGGTGGTACGCAAGGCATTGAAGGCTTGGGTCAATCAGCCTTGGATATTGGCTCACAGTTGGGTGGTAGGTCTGCACAGGCTGGTGCAAATGTTGGTCAGTTCTTGCAAAGAGGTGGTATGGGTGCGGCACTGACTACTCAAGGCGGTCAGCTCGATCCATTTGCTTATGCCTTGCAAGGTCTTGGTCAAAATCGTCAGTTAGGCCAAGGGTTGGCAAATTGGATGGCAGGTGGCCCAGGACAATATGAACAACGGGCTGGTGTTAGTTTCGCACAACCTAATGTTTACGGTTAAGGAGTAATCATGGCAACAGATATTGTTCAGGGATTGTTTGGCATGACCCCAGAGTCGTACCAGCAACAAAGAGATGCTGCGGCATTACAACAAGCGGCTGCATTTGGGCAAATGGATCCAATGCAAGCGGCTCGTACATCGATCTACTATGGTGCTAACCAGCTTGGCAATGTCGTAGGTGGATTGCTTGGTGCTGAAGACCCTCAATTGGTGAGGATCAGACAGCAACAGCAAGTGCTTACAGGATTGGACATCAATGATCCTCAGTCTATTGCTCAAGCAGTTAAAAGAGCAAGCGATATGGGGAACCCCCAATTGGCTTTGCAATTGACTGCTTTGGGTGATCAGGCTTTGCAACGCCAAGATTTATCGTTAGAGCGTCAAGAAAAGTTGCGTCAGCGTCAGGCGGCGGCACAGTCTTTGGCTAGAACTCAAACAGCTAGAGATTTGATTTCCAGAGGTTTAAGCGTTACCCCAGAAACCATCTCAGGCCAATCTGCGGCAACAGTTCCTGAAGTTGATGAGTTTGGATACCCATTGCGGTCTGCTGTTACGGGGTACCAACCACCAGAACTCAAACTTGACTATGCTCGAATTGCGCCTCTTTTAATGCAGTCGCCAGAAGGTCGTGCAGAACTAGCGGCAATTGTTGCATCACAAAAGGCAATGAGGCCAGAGACTGTATCAATTAAAGAGGGCGAAACACTTTACACAGTTCCAACTGAGCCTGGGCAAAAGTATCAGCCAATTGCTTCTGGTGGTGAAAAACCAAGACCATTCACAGGTGACTTGGGCAATGCCGCCAATGCTTTATATCAGACAGATGATCCAGCAAAGATTTTTGCTCGATATGGTCAGCCAGGAATTGATGCTGTAGAGAGAAAAGCATTGACAATGACTGAATCAAAACGACAAATTGTAAATGTCACGGCTCCAGTTACAGTTCAAATGCAAAAAGGTTTTGGAGAAAATCTAACAGAGGATTTGACTGCAAATTTACGGGCTGGTAGAGTTGCAGGGAATACTCTTGGCACAGTTCAAAACATGAAAACCTTGATTGAAGAAGGCACTAAAACTGGTTTTGGTCAAGAAACCATGTTGCAACTTGGCAGGGCAGCACAAGCATTTGATCCAAACTTTAAGGTTGCTGGAATTGCTGGTGCTGAAGCATTCCAAGGTTTGTCCAATTCAGTCATCTTGCCAGAGGTTAAAAAACTTGGGGCTAATCCAACTGATACTGACTTGAAGTTTATTGTTCAAGGTTCTGCAAATCTTTCAAAATCACCTCAAGGAAACTTGATTCTGCTTGATACCTTGGAGCTAAAACTTATGCGTGAGCAAGACATGGCAAGGTTTAGCAATCAATGGCTGGCTCAAAATGCCAACACAGTCAAAACAAATCCCATCATTGCTCAAACACAATTTAATGATGCTTTTGCCAATTACACTGCCACAAGCCCACTTTATAAACCACAGTCAGATGCTTTGCGCCAACGCATGATTAAATTGCAAGAAATGGGTGGTGGTAGAACTCCAACTCCAGCAAGAGGAACATTGCAGCGTGGTGGTTTTACAAATCCTTAATGGAGTAAAGAAATGTCATCATTAAAAGACCAAATCACAGACTTGCAAAATGAATTGCTGGTTGCCAAAGATGAGGGAAAGATAACACCAGAAGGTGCAAAATTACTTGATTCAATTCAAGGTGGGCAATGGCAAACTGGTGGGTTTGGGCAGTTCTTGAAGGGCATGACTTTAAACTTCTCAGATGAGGGGATTGGGGCTTTAAAGTCTTTCATCTCATCTGACCCTAAGAATATTTCAGCGGCAATCAAAAAGATCAGCCCACAAGAACCCCAACCAAGCCCAATGGATGTTGGCGTTGCTCTTGAAAGAATGGGTCAATCTGAATACACACAGGAAAATCCACTCAAATCAATCGCCTATCAAATTGGCGGTGGAATGCTTCCAGGTCTTTTAACCAGAAGGCCAGGGCCATCATCCACATTTGGTCAAATGGGTTTGGCTAGTGTTGCGGGTGCTACTTCTGGCATTGGTGAATCTGAAGCTGAATTGTTTAGCCCAGAAACAGGCAAAGAAGCGGCAATGGGTGCTGGTATAGGAATGGCATCTGTACCAGTTGCAAAGGGTTTTGGTTTTATTGTTGGCAAAGGCTACAGATCAGCAGTCAGCGCAATGTTCGACAACCCACAAAGAATGGGTGTAGATCAATCCAGGGCCATGATTAGAGAGGCATTGGGTGCAGATGTTGGTAGTTTTGATGATGCCATCAAGATGATTTTGGATCGTGCTGGCAAGCCTTACGCACTCGCAGACATTGGCCCTAATACCAGAGCATATTTAGATGCTGTCAACCAACTGCCTGGGCCTGGGAAACAAGTCGCCAAAAAATTCTTGGAAGATCGAGACAAGGGTTTGCTCAAACGATTGACGAGTGATATGCAAGTTGCGTTTGGTAGCAAGGCCGCATACTTTGATGAATTCAATGCTTTGAAAGAAGCAAGATCAGAGGTCGGTAAAAAGTTATATGGTGCTGCATTGCCAAGACCAGTTGAGATAACCTCAGAATTCACTGATTTGCTTCAGCGTCCAAGCATGAAACAGGCTTATGACAGGGCAGTTTCATTGGCGCAAGAGCAAGGCATCAAACTACCTAAAGTTCAAATAAACCCAGAAACTGGAAAGTTGGTAACTGAGAAAGGATTGCCAGTTACAAACATTGATACCACCTTTATGCACTATATGAAGATGGGACTAGATGACCTAATTCATTTAGGAAAAACGCCAACTTCTGGTATCGGCAACACACAACTTGGTGCTATTAAACAAACAAGGGGTGAGTTTATTGATCTCTTGGATGCGTCAAATCCTGCTTACAAGAGAGCAAGGGATTATTGGGCAAATGACACTGCTGTCTTAGATGCTATGGAGCAAGGTCGTACAATTTTCAGCAAAAAACCTGCTGATTTAGACACTCTTTTGAATGATGTGAAAACCATGTCAAAGTCAGAGAAAGATGCGTTAAGACTTGGAACCATGCAAAGTTTGCTTGATCGTTTGGGTGGCGCACAAACTGGTGACGCAATGGTCAGTGCAGTTGGAAACCCTGCAATGGACATCTTGAAGAATCCTAAGAATGTCAGGATTATTCGATCAACATTTAACAGTGATGAGGCTGGTCAAAAGGCTTACAACAAGTTCATGGGTAACTTGATGAGTGAAGTGGAAATGAAAACCACATCTAAGGTTGTTCTACAGGGTTCCCAAACTGCTGGACGCACTGAGGCAATCAGAGCAATCAAAGAAGGCGCACAAAGAGAGTTGCCTGTTATGACAGGGGCGCAATTCATTATGAGGGCTTTGCAGCGTGATTTTGCAGACTTGGGAGATCAACAACTCAAAGCCACTGCCAGTGAAATTGCAAGGGTTTTGACAACAACTGATCCAACCAAACTGCAAAGAATTGCAAAAGAGTTGGCTGGTAGTGACATTCGCACTGTGTTGCGTAAAGAAGCTCCAGAGGTCTTGCCAATCTTGGGCAGAGCATTGCTTGGGCCATTCTCTATTGGCTCAATGAGTGGAAACATTGCGCCCAACATTAACCAAATGTCAACAGGAATGTTGTCTGGTCAGTAACGGGAGCAAGACATTGATCCTCTCACCCTTCTGGCGATGGCAAATGGCTGTGTCGCAGCTATTCGCAAAGGCTGTGAACTCTATAAAGAGGTCAAGGGAACTGTTGCCGCAGCCCAAAAGACTGTTAAA